TTAACCCTCTCTATTGTTTATTGTATTTATAAACCAATCGCTATTTATATTGTGTCAACAATTTGTCACTACTTGGTGTCAAAAAAATGACACTAAGTAGATTTACCTGGTTCTAACCACTCAACACATTTTATGTCTACAATCTCATAGGATTCGGGATCAATATTGTACCATAGCATTTGCCTTTGCATAAAAAGTGACTTCATACACACTTCTTCTGTAGGATATGAATTAGGACTTCGATATACAATACAATTTTTATATTCGTGGGGCTCTCCAATTAAACATAATAAAAACCCTGCTGTGTAATACCCTAATAGTTCCATAATAACTCCTAACTGTAAAATGAAAATGGGGAGCTAACCATGGCTCCCCGCGCGTCCATTACGGAACGACCCGATACTATTATATATCACATTAGAATGCGAAGGTAATACCAGTTGTAATATCACCAAATTCTAGATCAGCATCTGAAGAGATTTCAGCATATGCACGCAAACCTTCTGTGACTGTGTAACCAGCTTCAAGATCTAGACCTTGGAAAAGGTCGCCTTCATTGACTTGCAGTACATCAAATGTGCTGGAGACTTCAAAGTCAATACCCCAGGCATTTACGCCTGCTGTTGGTGTAAAGTCCAGAGCAAAGGTGTCTTCACCGGTCGTGTAGTTCATGTCGAACTCACCGCCAGCTGAGATTGTTTGGCCAGCCACAGCGAAGTCAGCGGCAGATGCCATTCCTGCAGTCAGTACAAATGCTGCTGCTACGATTGTCGTTTTCATTTTTGTTGTCCTATTAAAAAAAAGTTAATGCCACACTTCTGTTGCTAGGCAGTGGCCTCCCCCTGTGTTATGCCGCTAGTGCGTAACCAGATGGTGCAAAGTTATTGTTTGCATTTGTTTTACGCAGACTAAAATACCAGTCGATCCTATTTCAGCCCCATCAAAAACACTTGAAACTTCTCCATAGAATCAGGTAGCTAACTCCCTATCTACTTCATCGAATTTAAGTCGTCACTTATCAAGTGCTTATGGTGGAGCTGCTCGGTACCGCCCCGAGGTCCTGTATATCCTCTAACATCTACTACAATACTTATATTAAATGTTTATTATATAAATGGCTGTGTAGCATTATTATTATTTTGTATCTATGATGTTACACTTTATTATTATCATGCACATAAAGCTGTATGAGAGCGTAGTGCAATACTTTCATTAGATCTTTACGAGCATCATCTGTGGTACCTTTTTTACCATAACGTTGAGCATATTTAAGTACATTACCAACACAAAAGCCAGTACCATGCCCGCCATCAATAATAAACTCTGTTGCTTGGAATTTTTCTTTAGCATAATGCTGGCCATAAGTGCCATCAATGTACTCTTGAAACTCACCTATTAGGTTGTCTTCATTAAACTTATATTCAATATAGTCACTCATCGTATATCCTTTTCATAATCAATTTTGTATATTATACACTATATCCGAGATATCGTAAATGGCCAATTACAATTTTTTTATTACGTGATATAATAATCACACGTCCATTTTTGTTATAAGCCACATATTTTTTATTTCGTAGTTCTATTTTCATCTAATTTGCGCAGCAGGTGAATATGATCTTTGAGCCTTAGTTTTTCTTTCTTAGCGGCTTTTAATTTTGTTTTAGAAGATGAGCTTCTATTAAGCTGCCGATCACTTTCGATAGATTCAACTATTTGAACTTGTTCTTCGAACCTTTGCTCTAGCCATTCGAGTTTCCTTTGAAGTTCTTTTTCCATAGCCCAACTCCTTCATAATGTTATACCGCTCTTCGTCACTATATTTAGTCCATTGACTAATCTGGTCTATAGTTCTGCCACAACCATCGCATTCTCTTGTATCTTTATTTATTTTGCAAACTGAAATGCAAGGTGAAGTATACATTATTTTTTAGTCTTTTTAACCCATTTACCATCCCATGCATAGAAAATATGCAAACCAATAACTTTACTTACTTCCATGTATTGGTTCCAGCTTGGATTTACATATGCTGCATGATAGAACGTTGCTCCGTGTGTAGGATCTACAACATTGCCGATCATAACATCGCGGGCTACAACGACTGCGCGTTTGAATGCAACTGGATCATTTGGAGTTTGATCTTTTTCCAACCATGTCCAGCTAAATTGTTTTTTCTCGTACACAACATCACAAATATTGTTTGGCCAGTTGCCGTGTTTTACACGATTCATTGTAACTTGTGCAACCGCAATTTGTCCTTCGATTGGTTCACTGCGGGCTTCGTAGTATATGTTCTTAGCCATACACTCGACTTGTTTGACATCTAGTTCTGGGCCATAGCCATTTAGAACTGTTGCCAAGATTGCTCCTAACATCATGGCGTTTATTACTCCGCTCGATATGAATATTATTTTTTTCATCATTTGCCTCTGAATACATCATAGCAAAGTTAACATAGTTTGTACACCTTTATATATAAAAGAATATAAATAGAGCTATTGATGTGATTTTTTTGTTACTGTCTGTATTACATAAAACAGGAGACAAATATGAATCATATAGAGAAGTGTAGCCTCATGGCTAAGCTTGCGGGTATTGCTTATGAAGACGGACCTGAAGCCAAACCTAAATACCGTAAACTAGGTTTTACTAAACACCAGTTTTTTGAGATAGACGGCGCACAAGTACATATAGTAGTAAATAAAAATATGTATGTTCTATGCTTTCGTGGCACAGAACCAAACGAATTTTCAGACATCAAAGCTGACTTAAATGCATGGCCGGATAAAGCTAAAGCCGGCGGCCGTGTACATAATGGATTTCAAACAGAAATCGATAAACTATGGGAAGTTATATTAACCCATAAAGAAAAACATTTTATCCTTAAAACACAAGAGTTCTTTATTTGTGGTCATTCACTTGGTGGTGCAATGGCGACAGTTGCTGCGTCACGTTTTGATGATGTAGATGCACTGTTTACGTATGGATCACCAAGAGTAGGATCTAAAAAGTTTGTAAAAGCTATTACCTGTCCCCATCATAGGCATGTGAATAATAACGATATCGTCACAAAGGTACCATTTGCATGGATGGGATATAGACACCATGGCGATCTACGCTATATTAATTTCCATGGCAATATTCGTAAAATGACTAAGTGGCAAAGAATTAAAGACGGCTGGAGAGGTCGTCGTGCTGCCTGGAAAAACGGAAGTAAATTTGATGGTGCAACAGATCACGGTATGATGAATTACATAACACATACGGAGAAAAATAATGGCTGAAGAAAAAAAGAATTCTGTAGAAGTAGTAGATCATCCAGCAGGGAAGTTCGAGCTAGCTATAAGAATTTTAGGTAATGAAGTATTGGGACTACAAATGAAGGTTGACGATTTTAAAATGAAATGGTTACTTATAGGTATTTTTTCAATCGCCGTTTTAATGTGGGTTATGTCATTATTTGGACCCGCCATTATGGCAACTTACGGAGTATAACAATTGGAATATAAATGTAAAGTTTTAAAAGTAGTTGATGGTGATACTGTCGACGTAGATATCGAACTGGGCTTTGGCATTGTGCTTACTGATGAGCGTGTACGTGTTATGGGCATAGATACTCCTGAATCGCGTACATCAGATAAGGTCGAAGATCTATTTGGTGAAGCAGCGAAGGCAAGAGTCAAAGAATTAATGAAGGGTGATGTCGTCTTAATTACTCAAGAAGACAGACATGGTGAGGATATGAAAGGCAAATTTGGCCGTATCCTAGGAGACTTTTATGTAGAACGCCATGAAGGCCAGCAGGAAACACTCACTGAAGTTCTTATTGAAGAAGGACACGCTGTAGCTTATTTTGGCGGTTCGAAAGAAGAAGTACAAATGAAGCATATGGCTAATCGTCAGAAGTTATTACGTGAAGGTTTAATCACACAAGTAGACTATGACAAAGCCGTAGCAAAGATGGCTGACAAATGATAGAGAGATTGTTTGACGACACACTATGGATCTATACAAGTATCCTAGGTGCTGTTGCTGGTGCAGCATTCTTGGCATATTTCAAAGGAACGAAGGCAGGACTTTGGGCATATGCAAAGCTGGATCAGACTTTAGATTATCTGGTGGAACGCTATGGATGGACATGGTTAGAACAACCTGAAGATGCATGGCGCAAAAAATATCCAAAAATCACAACGAAGATCGATGAGATCGAAAGGAGATTAGATGAACTGGATAAAAAATAGACTAAAAGAAAGAACAAGTCTAGACGGTGCTGCACTTATGGTGCTTGGCGGTTTAGTCTTGTTTATGGCACCACTCGCTAAGATTGCTGCAGGAGTAGCAATTGTATATGGTGCTTGGACATTATGGAAGGGCGAATAAATGGCAGCTGCTAAGACACTCGAACCTGGTTCAATGTTTGCCCATCTTGATAAAGATGGTGACGGCATCATAACAGATGAAGAAATGGCTCGTGCAAAAGAAATTGCAGAGTTTGAACACAAAACAAAAATGCAAGAGAATGAAGATAAGAAAGAAGATCAAATCCGCCACATGGCTTGGTTTGCTCTTTGGGGTATGCTTCTATATCCCATTACGATTATCTTAACATCGCTGCTTGGACAACAAACCGCGGCGCAACTGGTGAGTGACATTGCACCCACCTATTTTGTTGCTATTGCCGGTTTAGTTGCAGCATTCTTTGGTGCTCAAGCTTACTCTAAAGGTAAAGCTCCAGCAGATAAAAAGTAACTACACACCGAGAATACGACGGACGGCAATTATGTCGTCCGTCATTATACTACCACCCTGATTGATATGATCTACAACCTGCTCAAAGTAAAATTGAGCATCAGGTTCATCTT